ATCCCGCCAGAACCCAAATTTCCCGCGATATGAACCGGGTTGTATAGACTGTACATCATTGGGCTGTTGTTAGGCTGCATCGCCGTGTCCGCCCTCGCCCCCTGCGCCAAAGAAGCAAACCGCAAATCAAGAGACGATTCCAACGCATCGAAGTCATCCTGCGTCACATATATACCGGACGCTAAAACCGCCGTCACATTCGTCGCCGTTCCGATAATGACGATGACGTCAACCAACTTCTCAACCGCCGTAGGCCCTTCCGGGGGTATCCACTCGGATTCCGTCCCGGCATTGCCATAGCAGTACAGGATCTCGCCGTTGTCCGGATCGTTGGCATATATGCCGATCTCCCGGTAGAAGAAACCGGACGCCAGCCCGGAATTATTGAACGAGGTCCCAATAGACGCCGTTCCGTCGTCATTCATATCCAACCGGTTGACGCCCAATGATATCACTTGATTGATAAGCCCGGTCATCCCCGGAATATCCGTTCCGGAAGGCAGCTCCCCATCACCGATAGCGAACCGGGTAAACTCAATCAACGCGCCGGTCTGTCCTTTGGCGATAAGCGCCAGTCCGGATGCCGTAGGTATAATATTGAATGCGCTCAAATCATAACACCTTCCATTCTGTGAACTGCCTTTGACGCCTCATGGTATCCGAACCCGACGAATAGGCTCATATCAAACGGTTCCTGCACCTGCAGGGTAAACGCCATATGCGACGGCTTTACCCGCCGGATATACCGCCATATATCCAGATAATCTAACGTCCGCTGCGGCTGCGAAATGATGACAGAAAATACGAACGCCGCCACATTTTCGGTCACCAGCACATCCGAACCAGTCAGTGCCATAATCCCCTGCCGGATCACCTCTGGATTGATTGGCGCCTCGGTCAGTATCTGCGCCATAATTCGGTTTCTCCGGACTGCAAGAGACAGTGACTCGTCCGGGATGATCCCGTAAACCCATTCCCAGATAGAAATACTCCAGATACAGGTCTGCGGAAGCATCTCATTGCGCATACCATGCGCCCATTCCGCCATCTCGTCGTATTCCCGTCCAATCACCTCGAATATCCACCCGGCGATATAGGCGCGGTCATAAAATCCGTCGGTCACCATCCTCAGCATACGACCGGCGGACGGGCTTTTAATGATATCCCGGTTATTATTTTCGGACATACATCAATCCCCCATAACCGTAAATGTGACCGTACCGGTGACTGGATAGGTCTCTTGGGTGATAACGATATTGGCGGTCCCGCTATTGACCAGCAGACCGCTGTAGTCAATAACCCCCGGCGTATTGGCCAGCGCCGCGCCCACCATAACATACCGGATATGATTGGTGCGGTCTTCGTTGTCCTGCGTCCCTTGGGCGACCTCCTGCCAGTAGGAAAGCAAATTACCCAAAAACAGGCTTTTAACCGCCTCAATCCCCGTATCGCCTTGAAGCAGCACAGCCGCCGATATGTCTACCGTAACTCCGGTAGGCGCAGAAACGGTCAGCGAAGCTCCGATCGGCGCTAACCGGTTGATATCAGTCGGCCCTGACCCCATGATATAGGCATACACATCGTCTAATATCTGCTGGTTGGCGGGTATCCCATTTCCGTCCACGATGACCAGTTCCACCGTACCCGGCCCGTTCGCCTCCGGTATGCATATCGCCGCGCCGACGCCATCCACTTCCTGCGCCCAGCGGATATAGTCGGCATTCCGCCCGACAAAGCTGGACCCCAGCCGCAGCGAGGACAATACCCTCTCCCGCAGCGCTTCGTCGTCCTCCGGTTCTGTACCGCCCGTCATAGCGTACTCATTGGTTACGGCAGTGATCCCGCTGATCGGCTTTACCATAAATATCACGGTATCCGGAGGCGCGTTGCCCTCAATACCTCCATCCGCCGCCCGGACCGTTACGGACGCTGACACCTGCCCGTTGGCATCCGGCGTCCCAGACAACGTCACGCCGCCTATGGCCGTATATATCACACTGGACATCAATCCTGCCGGCGTAGCGAACTGAAACCCGGACGGGATCACCGTCCCTGGAATACCCCGCACCGTAATCACCCCGTATGCCCGGTTGGCCGCCCGGCGGGTGACTCGCGCCATCTCCGCATGCCGGTCAAGCCATTCCCCATACGCCCACTGCGGGAACGCCAGTTGTATTGCCTCGTTAAGCTGGAACTCCACGAACTCAGATTTCTCCGTAGCAGCCGGACGGGTAAAGTCCCACGGGATCTGCCCTTCGCTTTTGTCTATACCGGGAGGAAGATCATCCATCATCCGCCGGTGTATCTCGTCAACCGACTGCCCCTGCAAAAACAGCGGCGGGGTATAAGAATGCGGCATCATACTCACTCCTGTAAAAATTTAGATGTAATAGCTTAGAGCTTAGAGTTTAGACGATAGAACCCATAGAAAAGAGCGTAGATATTTACCGGTTGCTTATCTAAGCTCTAACATCTAATATCTAAAATCTAAATTCTGATATCAGCGTCAATAACCGCCGAATTCCCATCGTACCCGATTATCATACAGGTTACGCGCAGGCTGTCTTCGTGCCATTCAAATATAAAATCCCGCACCTGCTGCGTCCGCCCCGATGGATCGGCCAGCAGCGCCTCGCTGACTGTCCGTTCAATCGCGCTTTCCTGCGCTTTACTGTCCGGCTCCGCAAACGCCTCAGCGATTTCAATGCCGAAATTGTCGCTGTATGCCAAATGAACAAACCGCTGTGTCGAAAGACTTTTTCGGCACCATAGCAACCACGCATCATACCCGGTTCCGTATACCGGCTGCCGTGCGTTATTGACCATAAAATCGCCGGTATTAAAATCCCACATCGGAGCAGTCGCGTATACCGACGTATTACGCGTATCCGCAACCATCTCCGCCGGCATATCAAAGACCGGAAATAGATTCTCCGCCATACCGTCCTCCCCTATATTGAATCCGCCGGCACAATGACGTCTACCACACAGGCATCATCACCAACCCAAATTACCAATACCCTGACTCCTGCCGTTATCCCAGCTTCAGCTGCACAGCGGCATATTATATAGTCCCGCTGCGGTATAGGCCGCGGGAATTGGTTGGTCAGAAGGCTCATATCGCCCTGTATCCGCCCGAAATCTAATTCCGGCGGCGTATCGGAAACGTCCCCCATGCGCTGCTGCAGAACCCGCGCCAGCCGGTTCGCACCCTCGTTTGCCATATCGCCTCTCCATTCGTTACGCCCGCTCAACCGTCAGCGTCATCTTTCCTATATCCGCGTTATGGGATACACCCTCAACATAGAATATGCCCTTCAAGTTCCCGGCGGCCAGTTCAACCTTATCGCCCTTACGAAGGAACGGTAGGTCCGGAATGGTTATCTGGTTGGTCTCCTTCGGCTTACCTCCCTCCCTGATGACCGTGTCCGCCTCGGCGATAGCTGCCCCAAGCGTCGTATTGGTATCCCGCTGTACGATCCGTTGCAGCACCCCAAACCGGGTATCCCCGTCCCGCACCGCCTCAACGGGTGCGCGGCCGTCGTTATCCTGCTTTCCGATTACCTTGACCCGGGTGACTAATTCGTTCATCGATAACTTGTTGACGGTCGTCTCGGTATTGGTTCCATCGAACCGGTATACCGCGATGTTCATCCCGCGCCCGGTAATGTGCAGCCGTCCGTCCCTAAACAGGATCACATACCGGCCCCCGGTCTTCCTGGCCGCCTCATCCAACAACTCGATGATCATATCGCTCAAATGGCGCCTGTTGAAAACCTTCTTCTCATGTGTGACGCTCTGCCGCCAGGTATACGACAGCGGAACCCCCCATTCCCGGCAGATATCGCCGACAATGTCCGATGTCGTCATCCCCGCCGAGTAATACCGGAAGTCCTCGCTCTGCATCAAATATTTTGCCCGGTCATACACCGTCAGTTTCAAATCCTTGCTGACGCTTTCGGTATACGGCCACTCCCAGATAACCCCCTCAAAAACCAGCTGCCGGGTACTGCCCCATTTCCCGTATATCATGATCACGCAATTCAGCTTGGCCAGCGCGATGATCTTCTGACCGCCAATCTGCGCATTGGCCAGCGTAACCGAAGCCCGCTGCGCCAGCTCGTTCTTCTGCTCCTCCCACTGGAGCGACTGCAGCTCCCCGTTCAGCAGGTATCGCGCCCCGGTCTCGGTGAGCAGCTCCACGTCGTACCCGACCGTCGATATATCGACCATACCGAATAATCACCGCCATTTCCGGATATAAAAACGGCTCTCCAAAAAAAGCACGCCGTTTAAAAAGACTGCCGTTTAAAAAGAATTGACATTTTTTATTTTTCCGCTTATAATAAATCAAGATAAAACCGCCCAACAGAGCGGTTTTTCTATTTTACGGTATCCGCAGCACCGTCCCGGCAAAGATCCAATGCCCCTTGCTGGAGCTGGACAACCCCCGCCGTTTCGCCTCCGCCTCGATGGCATCCTTGTTCGCCTCATACAGCTGCGAATACTTGCTCCCGGCCCCCATCCTTCGCTGAGCGATCGCCCACAATGTATCCCCATTGACGATGGTATACGTCGAAGAAGGCGGCGGTGACGGCCTTGTACTCGCCGAAGCGTTGCTCCCCGGACTGCTCAGCTGAACTGTCAACCCACGCGCCTGTATAAAGGATATGCTATATGTATAATCTCCGTATCCGCCGCTCATCTCCACATCGAACCGCTCAATATAGACATCCAGATTGATCGGCGATTCGGTAACTAACAGTCGCAGCTTCTTCCTTTTTCCCCGCAAATTATTGATCCGCTGTATGATGCCAGTCGGATTTACCCATTCCCGCACATACGGTGCGTTCCGCCGGGAAGCGCCCGGGAAGGTACCGTTCCATGAGATCCCCGCCAGCTTATCCCCGGCGGGGATCTTTATCTCGCCCGGATCCAGTACGGTATACTCTTGAAACAGCGTTCCGTATTTCAAAGATATCTGCTCTGGAAGCATAGGGAACCACAGCCGGTCATTCGTCTCCAGATCGGTAAGATATATATCCATTTATCTTCTCCAGTCAAATAAGGTGTTAGGCGAAAGACATTATACTAATATCTAAAATCTAAATTCAAGCCACCCCCCTCGCAGAAACCGGCATATTCTCAAACGCCATCTGGACGGCCAGCGCGATCTGCTGCGCCAACTCATCCGACATGATCCCGATATTCGCCCGGACAACCGCCAGTATCTTCTCCGGGCTCGCCGCATCCCCGCCGCTGATATTGACCTCGAACTTGATATCCCCCACTTGAACCGGAACGGTAAACTCCCTGCCGCCCTCTGAACCGGCGCCGAGTATATCACCGGCCTGTTTCCAGAGCGCCAGCCCGCGCCCGCGCCGTTTAGACGACAGCGGAATAATCGCCTCCGCCCCGTCCTCCGCAACCAGTCCAAGATGCGGCCTGCTCAGAATCCCGCCGTCGGCATGTCCGGATATCATTCTACGCGACCGCCCGTAGGCGTCAGAGTCATATTGACTTTTGGTAATCGGATTTCCGGATTCACTATAATATACGTCAATGTTGATCCTCTTGCTGACCGGGAGATTGTTCATCTCATCCCCGATATCACGTATCTTATCGACGGTTGGCTGTAATAAATCCGCCAGTTTCAAAAATTCGGTTTTTTTACTTATCTGATCAGCAGACAAAATATTCCCTAAATTTGATACTTCATCTTGAAGCTCATTATACCGTTTTACATCCTCGTCGAAGTTTCTTCCGGGATTCATAATTGAATATTGATTCATCTCCCAAATAACACTATCCTGATAAAGATTTTCAATTCCTTTTTTCAGACCGGCTATCTTTTCCTCTGCATCTAAAATTGATTTAATATACTTATCAACGGAATTATTAATATCATCAAAAGGTTTATACGAAAGGATCCACGGTTCAAATATTTCCGGAGATTCTTGAAATTCATATTTTCTTTCACGGAATGTATGCTCAAAGCTATATTTATTCATTTCGCCTTCGTCGCTGAGCTTGCTCCATATGTCATAATATTCCTTTGTCGCTTTAAGCAAATAATCATAATACTGAGGAGCAGTAATTTCACTGGTTTTATACATAGCGCTTTTTGCATACGTTTCATCGCGTATCTCACCCAGGCGCGATCCGTATTTTTCCACTTTTTCAAGATCGGATGTATATTCTCCGATCTTTTTTTCCCATCCGGAAATTGCCTCGGGGGTTCCCCTATTCGCTTCATGCGCAGCGTCAATTTCTTCCCGGAACATTCTCTGATTATTCTGAAGTTCGAGAAAATTCAACCGCTCAGCCAGCTTAACCCGCTCCTCCAGCAACCCCTTTTCCTCGGCATACTTTGAGATCAAATCCGGATACGCGTCCCGCAATTGGTCAACCGCCGACTGATACCGCTCCTGCGCATCTTCAAATTCCCCGCTGCCAAAGGTATGCTTGTTCATATCCTCCACGGACTTCCGAAATTGACCGATCGCCCCGGAAACGCCCTCTATCTTGGACTGCGTGGCGTCATATATCTCCCGCGCGTTCGCCAGGCTGCGGTTGGCGTTCTCGATCCGCACCGTCGCGTCTAACTTCTCCGCGATGGCATTTCCGATCTTCTCCCCGCCGATAAGCCCGACCAGTCCGCCGATCCCCGCTCCAATAGCGCTTCCAATCCCCGGCAAAATAGCTGTTCCGATAGCCGCGCCTATCCCGATAGACGCCAGCTTAGCCGACCCCGATGCGCTCTTACGGGCATCCCCGTGAAACGTCTTTGAGGCGTCCTTAAAATCCTTAGCCGCCGACACGATCCCCGCCGCCGCCACAACGACGCCCAGAGCCGCTCCTCCTACAGCCGCCACGCCGCCGATCCCCCCGGCGCCAAT